AGCATAAGGTTTAGACCCTCATGGCTCTCTCTTTCTGAGTGACCAGAATATACTGTGACAGCCTTATCGAACTCAACATTGTCTACTTTAGCATCATACCTTCCAGCAAACCATGGAGATTTATCAATCTTGTTTTTGAATCCTTTAAAGAAAACATTCTTTGCTTGCTGTGCGTTTACAGCAATATTGATAATGTCAATAGCATCACCAGGGGGCTTACCAAAATATGCAGCAGGATCTTTTAAGCAAAGAAGCTTATAAACAAGATAAGCACAACCCACAGTAGAAGTGTGATCCTTACCTGATCCTTTGCCAAGTTGCAATATAACTTCTGACTTAGTATATTTCTTATAGTGTTCACTACCCTCTTCCTTTCCCATAAATCTTTGCAGATCTTTTTCTTTGTATATCTGACTCATGCACTCTACGAGAACATACTGATAGTGAGACAGTTCTGGCTGCCCTAAAAAGTCTGGGGACTTTACAAAGGTTTCTACATCTACTGGTTCTTCCTGAAATGGATTGTCATCAAGAGCCTCCATGAAATCAGAGAAATCAATTGTCAACTATGATCACTCCGTCAGTTGCTTCAGAAAGCTTTGACATAATTTCATTACGAATTTCTGGATGTTTTGTAGCAACATCTTTAAGAATATTTATAAGAATTTGATGCTTTTCTTCCATACGAGCAAGTTCTTCTGCCACCTCTTTATTATCTAAAAGACCTGCACGATGAAGCATGTCAAGTCTTTTTGCTTCAATATCAGCAATAAGTTTGATTGATGTTGTCTTAGCATTAAGATTTGCTGTTTGATCTGCTGTGTCAATGACCTCATATGCCTTTTTAATTAAGCTGGAATAATGTTGATCTGCACCAGCCAGTGCCTCTCTTGCTCTCGCATGAATGGCTTCATTATTTGCTGCCATTTTACGCCAGTCATTGAGCAATGACATTACACGGGTACGGGGTATGTCTAACTCCCGTGCTATCTGTGCTGTATCAGTTCCCTTTAAATATTCTGATGCAACCTTGTTTACTTCATCAAGATGCTTGACTAGATCTATTTCTTTTGACACGCTTTCCTCGCTTCTTAGGCATTACCCTTACACGATCTTCATAAAAAGAACGCATACCACAACCAACACCTTTTTCTAATTCTACGCAATCAATCCAAGACCTATTATTCTCTGGATTTATAACATGCTGATGAAACCTAAACTTTGTTCCCCAAATACCCTTGATTTTAATTATATCTCCTTGATTTACTACCTTGCCTTCTTGTGTAGTAAAACTATCCTCTCTAATAAAGGGGTCGTTTATTTGCACCTTTTTGCGTCGTCCCATTTTTACTCCTTTATGGTAGGTAGGACAATTCTACCATGGTGTCTATTCTTTGTCAATAGTTTTAAGTCTATTTATTTCACGATTCAAATACCAGGCTGCTTTTTCCAAGTCCTGAATTTGTTTACCCTTGTATGGGGCACGCATAACATACTTTATAACATTGCCAAGACAGAAATTCATGTGTTCTGTAAGTTCTATTGTTTCAATACCACTAGGATGTATTGTGTAATGCTTAGGATGATTTACTTCGTCATTCATCTTCTGCCCTTTCTTCCCATCTTTAATCCGAACTTGTTCAAGTATAGATAAATTGTTTGTACTGTGCAACCACATTCTTGCGCTATTTCCTCTGGAGTTTTCTTATCCTGAACATAACGTTTGTGAAGCCAGCTTTTATTTTTGTAAAAATCTTTTTTACTCAAATATAGCACCCCATTTGTCGCTTACATAAGATCCTATACCGATTGAATCTGCCACATCATCGTCATCAATTTTAATGTTGTACCTATTATTAACATAGTCAATAGTCTTTTGTTTTCTTAATTCTCTTTCTTTTCCTTTATACCATGACTTAGATTTTCCTGGTGTCTTTTTTACAATTGCTTGCTTTTCTGCTGCACTCAAAAGCTTGGTTCCAATATAATTTTGCCAAGCCATAGGTGCTACATTCTTTACCGTTTTAATTCCAGCAACTTGCGCTGCTGCAATAATTGCTCCTTGCACCAACGACAGTTGCATAGCGGTTTTTGGAGAGTTGCTATAGATAGCCGATTCAAGAATAATAGCGTCTGATCGAAAAGCTTTGAAAAACGGGATAGCTTTTCTACAGGCATCTCCTGCTTTATAAAGAGCATCTGTGCCAACAAATCGAACCTTTCCATATTTGATCAGCCTTCCTTCCTCAAATATTGAAAATGCCATTGAATTTGTAGAGGCATCTACTGCTATTATAGTCCTTGGTTTTGATAGACTTGCTAAACCCCTACTCTTGTTGGTACTCAAAATATCCTTTCAACTCCTTTATAAAATTATTAAACTTTTTTTTGTTAATAAGGCAATTGTCACACATTCCAACATCATTATAAATGCTTAGATATGTTCCACAATCACCAGCACATTTTTTATCTCTTCCAACTCTTTTTCTTCTTTTTTCTATTTCGTATCTTTCAAGTATTTTTTCTTTGCTTGCTTCCTGCCTGCACTCTGAACCACAATAAATCTGTTTAGAAGATTTCTGATAAAACTCATGATCACACCAGGAACAGAAGGCCATTAGAATTCTCCCTTTTCTTCCTTTCTTCTAGCGATCTTTATATCGCCCTTTGGAGCATCCTTACATGCCTGCTGAACAGGACAAGAACCGCAAGGAGTTTTTACGCTGTTATTTTTATATGGCACTTCTGGTAGCTTTTGATCTTTCCATGCCGCGTACACCTCTTTCATCCAACTAAACAGGTAGTCAAGGAAATCCACATGGCTTTGCGTTATGTTGATTGGTATAGCAAGAAGGTCATGGGTATTCTTATTTTCATACATTACGATACCCTTTTTCTTCTTAAATATCTTCATATAAATAAGAAGCTGAACAATGTGATATGTACTTGCTGTCATGTTCTTCTTATGACGCTCATAAGCATCCTGATTTGCAGTTTTAATTTCTACTAGATACTCTGAATCCTGCCACTTGATAATGCTATCTAAATATCCAAATATGGGTGGATCATCAAATGTTACCTTTTCCTCATTGGCAACCATGATCCCTGCACCAGCAATGGCATCTTGAATTCTCTTATGCCTATCTGTACCGCTGTCCATATTTGCCTGAGACTTACCCTCGCGCTCTTCATAAAAGGTGTTGCCCTCAAAGGCTAGATACCAATATCGTGGGCATTTGCCATGACCAAAGACGATGGTAGAGGGGGAGAATGTCTTCTTCTTAGTAAACTTTGGCTCATTATCTGCCACATATCCTTTATGAATAGCATCAATGAGGTCTGAAAATTCATCATCAACATTGTCTGGCATCTGTGTTTGCCATTCAATATCTGGAACCGCTTCTTTAACATCTCCCCTGACAATCTTAGATATTATATTCTTAGCCATGGTAAGTCCTAACTGTGTATTTAAGAGCATCTGACAACTTATCAAGTGCTTCTCTTGCTGAGTAGTAAATGTTTTTCTTAGCCCGATCATCTTTCTTAACATTGGCATACCATGAAGCTAGCATTGCAAACTTAGCAGAGTAAGCCTGTATCTGAACAATAAGCCTTGCAGCCTTATCTGGTGGAATATCTGGCTTGGCAATAAGCTTGGCAATTGCTATAAGTGCCTGAGTTATTTCCTCGTCCTGCATGTATTCCGATAAATCATTAAAATCATTGATCTGGTTTATGAGATCAATAGTGTTGTCACTCATTATTCTCTCTTATCTCTCGTAACTCTTCAAACTCGTTCCACTCAATTATAGCAAGCCTTGTCTTTTTTGTGTCGCCAAGAACTAACATTATGACAGGAGATTTATTGGGGTCTACCCTAAGAGTATCTGTGACTACCTTGCCCCATACGTCTTTATTGACAGAAAATGATTTACTATACTCTTTTACATCTACAACATATCTGTCTAGACTCCCATCACCCTTGACCATACCACGACCAGAATTCTTATGTGGCTTTGCACCAATACGCTTTAGCTCTCCACGCTCACTCATTAGTATCCTCTTTCTTTTCCTATATTGACAGTAGATACATGATCACAAGACTTACACTTCCAGGTAAGTTCTAGATTAGATGCATAGAACCTAGATGATGCAGCCTCTGAAGAACACTCCTGGCACAGAAATGTGCCATGTATTACCTCATACTTATTCGATGATTTGGACAAGTTCTGCCGCCTTATCTGGATTTTGTCGTAGCCATTCGACCACCTTCGCTCTACCCTGGAACCTTTCTCCAAGAACTGTGTACCATGCGCCACCCTTTTCTATGTGTCCTAATTGCTCTGCAACGTCTACAACTTCTGCAATGTTGTCTACGCCAACAAAGTCACCAGAGAAATAGAAGTCGTACATGCCACTCTCAAAGGCTTTTCCTGTCTTGTTGTAGTCAATAGTCCAGGTAACCTGGCGACCTACCTTGCTTTGTATGACTTTATCTCCTATTTCTATCTTACCTTGGATAGCATTCTTTTCTGACTCACTTGACCAAAGCTTGACAACTGTGCTAGAAAAAAACTTAACAGCATGACCCCCTGTGGGCTGGTGGCTTACAAACATCTGACCAATATTATTACGTTGCTGAGATATAAGAACTAGCAATGTTTGTTTAGTCTGATTGTTTGCATAGTTAAGCATCTTGACAGCGTTTGTCATATCCCGTGCCTCTGCACCGATTTGCTTAGTGTTCTCTAACTGTTTTAGTTCATCAGAGTCTTTCTCAAAGTAGATAGCAGGGAGCAGGGCAGAGATAGAATCAACGACAATAATATCTACGCCAGCAGACATAAGTTGTGTGGCAACATCAACCATGTCGTTGATTGTCCTGGCAGGAGAATATATAAGGCTCTCTGAGTCTACTCCTAGCCTCTGTGCCCACTTAGGATCATATGATTGCTCTGAGTCAATCCATGCACATATCTTTCCTTCTTTCTGTGCCTGACCAATCATTTGCAAGCAAAACGACGACTTGCCAGCAGACTTATTGCCCCAAATAAGAACCTGCCTGCCATAAGCGAGGCCACCATTTAGTTGCTTATTTAGCCCAACGCTGGGTGTCTTTTGCATTATGACCTCAATATCTGAGGCAGCAGACACTTTCTTTCTAAGCTTTGGATCTATTTGTGAAAGAACTTCTTCCATTGCCTCACTAATCACGCTAACACTCCATGCATCGCTGGACGCTCCTTGTTCTTTTCCATCTTGTTTACAACTGCTTTTGCTAAAGACTTATTTGTATACTGTGTCATAGAAAGAAATGCCCAAAAGTCTAGGACGCGAATGATAATGTCAGCCAACTCTTCAACAACAACATCGTCACCCTTCTCTTTCCTCATAGCCTCTAAAACTTCTGACACCTCACTATGAATCATAGCCAGTTGCTTTAAATAAAAAACTATCCTATCTGCCTCATCCATGTGTAAGTATGGTTCATAGAATCCCTTCTTTACTGCTATTGAGTGCAGAGTAAAGGCTAGATCATCCATATCTTTTAAATAACTCATGATATTACTTCCTTCAAAATAGTAGTTCCTTCTTTTGTTTCTGCAAGCTGAATTTTAACAACGGCTCCTTCTTCACACTTCATGTATGCCTGTGCAAATTGTGAAGGGAATACAGTAATCGGTATAATTTCACGCTCTGCGGTAGCTATTGTCATATTAGCCATTTTCTTTCCTGCCTTTGTAACTCTGGGGTTAAACGATAGCACAAAGACCTCATCCTGTTCAAATGGAATTTGCTTATAGTTTAAGAATCTAATTAGTGGAGTGGTTTTATGTGAGTCTAGATCGTCAAGCGGTATTGACTCAGCAACCCTATTTGAGGATGCAAGAATGAGATACGTCTTTCCAGTTTCTATCTCTGTTTCTTCTGAATCAAATATTCCAATGGAGCCAGTCTTATCTAGCACTTCTACCCGTGACCAACCCTTACCTCTTTTTATATTCTTGACAACACCAAGGATTAGATGTGCACCATCCTCTTCATAGTCTTCCGAATTATCAATATAAGCATAATAATGATTAGGAAGGTTTATGTTGAATTCTGGTAGGTTTAGATACTCATATAGATTTTCTCTTACCTTCTTTTCATCCCGTGGATTATCATCAAAGGTCAATGCACCAATAGCATTCATGGCTTCTACTGCACGACTATTTATTCCGCTGCCCTTCTTGTATGCAGCATCACGAACTTCTTGATAAGAGTTAAATGGCCTATCAGCAATGATGTTGGCTGAAACCTTGTCAGACAACCACTTGATAGATGATAGTCCAAACCTAATTGCCTTGCCCTCAATAGAGAAGTCACTTTCTGATT